TCCGCCTCAATCACGAAAACGTTACTTGACGCCTTCACTGCGATCTGCGATTGTTGCGTTCAGGGACAAACCCGTCCCGCTAATGACCGAAAGACCCACATGTCCATCGCCCTTGCCCCCAAGCCCACCGTTCCTACTAACGAAGAACTCTTCGCCCTCATCCAATCCCTCAAGGCCGAGAACGACGCACTCAAGGCTCGCGCTGCCACCTCCCGCCCCATCGGCTTCAAGGTCACGGAAAAGGGTGGCGTTGCCATGTACGGCCTTGGCCGCTTCCCCGTCACCCTCTACTCCTCCCAATGGGACGCGCTTCTCGCCCATGTCGATGCCCTCCGCGCCTTCCTGACCGCCCACCGTTCCGAGCTTGCCACGAAGGACCAGGCATGATCCACTTCCTCCGCACCCTAAGCGCTGTCTTGCTGGCAGCGCTTGCCATCACCCTCGCGTTGATGATGCACGCCTGAGTTGCACCTGACCCGGCCCTGGGCCACCCCCCAGGGCCAAAAATTTGCCTCCAGCTCGGCGCCAGAGCCCTTCTCAGCAAAAATTACCGATTTTCAATTTCTCAGCAAAAATTATAAATTTTGAAACTTGGCGATATCGATGGCAATGGTGGCGAAAATAGTTCTTGACTTTGGCGCGGAAGGGGGGTTTAATTATGTGTATAAGGTGGGAGATAAGGTGGGATGGTTGAATTGGATGTGAGTGGGGTGCTACGGCCGGGGGTGTATATGCTATGCCTGCATGGCCGGGCGCAGTTTGTCGGGAGGGCGAAGTGCTTGCTGGTAGCGATTGCCGCGCACCGATCGGCGATGTATGGCCCGCGAATGCCGGAATGGTTCCCGATCCATCGCATCCCCTTCGACTCCGTCTTCATCACCCCCTGCGCCTCGGATCGCCAGCGCGCGGTCATGGACGATCTCATCACCTTCCACCAACCCCGTCACAATAAAGAATCCCCTACCTACCGAATCCTTCCGCCCTCCACCGAACCCTTAATCATCACCCGCCGGCCATGAATCGCGCCCTCTCCAACCGCAACAACAACACCCCGCAAATCCGCTCAGTCCGGGCCCTAACCCCCTCTGACCTCGAAATCCTTCGCCGCCCGGCAGCCATATCCACAATCAAATCCATCCGAGATTCCCATCACACCATCGCTTGGCTCTTGGCCCTCGGCAAAACCGATATCGATGTCGCCCACGAAGTTGGTATATCAGTCACTCGGGTCAGCCAGCTTAAACAAGACCCCACCTTCCGCGAGCTATTAGCCACCTACCGTGCCGATATCTTCCTCGCCCGTCGTGAGCACGTCGATGCCCTCGCCTCCCTTGCCACCTCCAACATGCTCAAAGCCGAGCGCCAAATCGCGGACACTCTCGACGAAGCCGACGCTGAGGGTAAAGTAATCCCCCTCCGCGACCTAACCCGCATCACCGCCGACCGCATGGATCGCTTCGGCTATGGCAAACATTCCTCCTCGACCAATATCAACGTAGGCTTCGCTGCCAAACTTGAGGCCGCCATCTCCCGTTCTAGAAGGGTTGAGGAGTGATGAGGACAATTATATTATTCATTAATATATGTCTCGCCATCTTATGGGCTTCCGCCCTCGGCGCCCAAACCCTCAACCCGCCCAACTGGGCTAATGGATACATCAACGTCCCCGGTGGCGCCACAGTCAACACCATAATCATCAACCGCCAACCACTCCCCAACAACCTCAACATCCTTGCCCAAGGCGCCATCACCACTTGGAACATCACCCTCCCCAACCCAGCATTCGATGGCCAGCTTATCTACATCGGTTGCCCGGGCGGGAATGTCGCAACAATCAACATCTCCACCTCCGATGGCTCAACAATCGCCGGGGCAAATACCACTTCCTGTACAGTTGGGGTTGGAATCCAACTCACCTATCAATTCAATCAACCAATAAATCTCTGGCAGAATGTATCTATTAGCTTACTCCAATCAACCGCCGTTGTCTACGCCGATCTCCAACCTGGCGCCGATTGGTGCGCCAAGGTCACTGCCGCCGAGGCGCTGCTTCCTTCAACTGGTGGCATCGTCGATGCCCGCGGCCTTCTGGGCGCACAAAACTGCGCCGGCGGCCTAACAGTCACCAACAACGCGATCTCCATTCTGCTGGGCGCCACCACGCTGTCGTTCTCGGCGCCAATCAATTTCAACGGCGCACAGTTCCTGGGAGTCGGGACAAAATCAACCATCCTGATACCAACATTCCCCACCGGCAACGCCTTTACGGTGGGGTCGGCGACAGCGCTCCAAGGCGGCGCCGAGGTTGGGAACTTCTCAATAATCCCGCCAAATTCAATCTCTCGGACCTCGGGGGCGAACCTTGCCATCATCGGCGTAAGCGACGCATACATCCACGACGTCAAGTCCTATTACGGATTTGACGGGATAACAATCGATGGCACAACGGCCGCGAAAACATACGGAGTGTTCCTCGACCGGATTCTAACCTCAAACGCCGAAAATGCAAACTTTGGCATCGGTGAGGCGACTATCCCCGCAACCGCGGCATGGACGACCTCTAACACAACAATCAGCGTGATATCCTGTCCAGCCAATGTAGCCGCCGGGTCGACAATTTGGGACATGACGCTCGCGCCAGCAGGAACGGCGGTCGGGACGTTCGCCTCATGCTCCGGAACGACCCTGACGCTTCAGGCATCGGCTGCGGTGGGAAGTTCCGGTTCGTCGGACTGGCTGCGGTTCTCCTCCTCCAGCTACCACGCGGCTGACATCTATGTAACTGACTCCTCTCTTGGCGGCAATTCAATTTGGGGAGTGGAGATCGCCAACGCCACCGGGGTGCATTTCAAACACGACGATGACACAAACAGCGCCACCGGGCTCGGGGTTATCCCAGGAACAGGACAGAGCGCCACCGTTATCCGGGCCAATGACTTCGAAGCCGACACGCCGACGTACAACGCCATGTTGTTTTCCCAAACCGGGACTGGCGTAATCGCCATCGTCAATCTTGAAGGTGGATGGGCGGCGACAGCAGGGGGCGCAACGCACGCGAATCCATCGGCCGGGATTATATTCCAAGCCCCTTCAGGCCCGACGTACCTCGAAGACGTGACGTTGAACGGCGTCTTGGTGCACAACAACGGCGGCCACGGCATTGATATCCAGGGCGGCTCGCACTTCATCATCAGCGGCCAAGTCAACCAGAATTCGGAAACCACCAACAACACCTATTGTGGAATTCATGTCGCGGCGGGTGTGAGCGATTGGTCATTTTACGGCAACGCCGGCATTGGGAGTCAGTTCGGGACGCTAAACCAACAAAGCTACGGCGTCTGCATCGACCCTGGCACATCAACAGCCTACTCCATAATTGCCGACTTGTCCGGCAATCAGACCGGCGAGCTCTCGGACGGCGGCACGGGCACCAAAACAATCGCACTCGCCAGCGGGCACGGGAACGCCCCAAGAATACTCGGCCAATCGACGCTTCCGTTCATCCTGCCCTCGTCGGGAACGATGGGCAACAACGGGGCGTTGTCCCTAACGACAGCCCTGCCTTACACACCATTTAACGCCTATGTCTACCTACCATTAGGAGCGATCTCATCTGGCAGCGCGGCCGGCTGGTATTTCGCTCAGTTCTCATCGGCGACGGCTGGCACGGTCTACAACAACGTGTATACCTCCGGCACGCCAGCAATCCCTACGACGCCAACCGCGTTCGTCACGACCGGACCAGGCGCCTACACCCAAACAACTGGAACGTATCTACCCTCCTATCAGGTCACAATCCAAGCCAATCTACTCGGCCTGAACGGCTCAATCGAGGTCACCGGCAACCTCTCGCTCACAACGACATCCAACAACAAAGGCTATCGCTTGTACTACGGCGGTCAGGAAATAAACGGCGGCTATACAACAACCTCCCCAGTCAGCCTACCCCTTCACGGTGGCTTCTCCAACCGGGGCCAGACAAATATCCAAGTCAACCTCCTTAGCGGCAACATGACGGGTATCGGCGGAAATCCCTTCGGCCCATTTATCACGTCGGTTGACAGCACGGTCAACCAGACACTTGCGTTCGATTTGGACATCGCCGCCGCGACCGACTTCATGATCCTTGAAGCTTTCGTGGTGCGATTGGAGCCAAGCGTTCCATGACCCCAGAACTCTTCGACTGGCTAGCCACCGTTCAAAACGACCCCCTCGCCTTCACCATGGGCGCCTACCCCTGGGGCGAACCAGGCACCGTTCTCGAACACTTCTCCGGTCCGGATGACTGGCAGATCCAACTAATGCAAGACATCAAATCCGGCCTAATCGACACAAACAAAGCCATCCAGATTGCAATGGCCTCGGGCCACGGTATCGGCAAATCCGCCTTCGTTGCTATGATCGTCCTCTGGGCCTTCACCACCTTCCCCGACACTCGCGGGGTCGTCACCGCCAACACCGAAACCCAGCTCAAGACCAAAACCTGGGCGGAACTCGGTAAATGGTTCAACCTCTGCTTCTTCACCCGCGACCTCTTCACCCTAACCGCCACTGCTCTATTCAGCAAAGACCCCGAACGCTCCCAAACCTGGCGCATCGACATGGTCCCTTGGTCGGAGAAAAACCCTCAAGCCTTCGCGGGCCTTCACAACCAGGGCAAGCGCGTAATTCTAATCTTCGACGAAGCTTCCGAAATCATCGACATCATCTGGGAAACCGCCGATGGAGCTCTCTCCGACCGCGACACCCAAATTATTTGGCTTGTATTTGGCAATCCAACTCGCAACATTGGCCGGTTTAGGGACTGCTTCGATGGCGGACGTTTTGCTGATCTCTGGCAGCATCGCCAGATTGACTCCCGCACTGTTAAAATCACCAACAAGGAATATATCAACCGTCAAATCCGCGCTCATGACGGCGAGGACAATGACATCATCCGTGTCCGCTGGCTCGGGCAATTCCCCCTCAAGGGCCTAATCGAATTCTTCAACTCCCTCGAAATCGACGAGGCAATGTCCAGGGAGGTCCCCTATGTCGGGCGCGAAACTCCCCTTGCGATTGGAGTGGATGTCGCACGCTTTGGCCAGAACAATTCCGTCATCTTCCCACGTAAGGGCCGGGATGCGCGCACTATTGAAAGGCGATCTTACAACGGCCTCGCGACAACTGAACTTACCAATCGAATCTTTGACATCTATACCCAATACCACCCCGACGGGATCTTCATCGACGGCGGTGGAGTCGGCGGCGGCGTCGTTGACCAATGCCGGGAAAAACGCCTCTACGTCTACGAGATCCAATTCGGGGGCAAAGACGATATCTCCGGAATCGTCTTCGACACCTCTGGCGAGAAGTACGCCAACAAACGTGCCGCAATGTACGGCGCGCTGCGAGCATGGCTGAAAACAGGGGCCCTGCCTCCCGACCCCAGTCTCAAAACAGCCATGCTCGCTATCCGCTACACCGTCCCTGAAAAGTCCGGGGCAATCCAGCTTCTAAGCAAAGAAGATCTCATCGACGACAACCCCGGCCTCATCCTCGACGACCTTGATGCCCTTGCCCTTACCTTCGGCGGCCCAATCGCCGCATCCGCATCCGCTGGCGGCGACTTCCCACACGAGGATCAGGTAATCAGTGAATGGAATCCATACGACCCTGAAAGAATGGCAGCATGACCCGTACCTTCGACTTCTACGAAACCGCCTGTTTCGACCCCGCCACCCTCTCCACCCTTGCCCTATTCGGCACAATCGCCGGAGGTGCCGGTGGTCTAGCCACCGCCGCCAATTCCATCTTCGGCGCCAAACCTGCCGCCCCATCAATGCCGGCGCAAGCCCCACCAGTCCAGTCCCCGGTTGGCTCCCAAACCGGAAGCCAAGGCCAAGGCGCCGGCCCAAGCTTCCTTGCCGCCGCTGCCGCTCCATCCGGGCAACAGACTGGGGCCAAGTCCCTTCTAGGACAGTGATACATGTCCATCTCCATCCCAACCAGTTCTCGGCGTTCCGCCCAGCCATCCCGCCCACCTCCCTCACCCGTCTACACCATGATGGCAGCCGCGCAAATGCATTCCGAAGGCCGTCTCGTTCAGCCTCACGATGAGGAACAACCGCCCCCCACCGGCCCGAACTACGATAACCCAACCAATGATTCATCCATGCTCCTACTTCGCTATAAGCGTATCATGGAAGGTCAGCAGGCACCATAATGCGTCAAGCAACTGACCAGGACCTGGCCCTTTACCACTACTCCAACGGTCGTCTCATAGGTCTCCGGGTCAACCGCTATTCCTGGTGGGTCCATTGGCGCGAACTCGCGGATTACTTCCTCCCCCGGCGCTATAAATGGCTCATCACCCCGAACCAAATGGCTCGCGGGTCCCCAATCAACCAGCACATCCTCGACAGTTCCGGTTGTATCTACGCCCTCCGCCTCGCTGCCGGCCTCGTCTCCGGCAAATCCGGCCCAACCTCCCCCTGGCTCCGGCTCAAAGTCGGCAGGATCGATTCGACAAAGACTACCCCTCTCAGCCTCTGGCTTGCTGAATGCGAGCGCCTCCTCTACCTCATCTTCGCTGAATCTAACTTCTACAATTCCATCGCCACCTTCTATCTCGACCTCGTCGTCTTCGGCACAGCCTCTATGCTGATCTACGAGGATTTCAAATCCGTAATCAATTGCATCAACCCCTGCCTCGGCGAATACTACGTCGATATCGATGGCAAGTACCGCCCATGCATCTTCTATCGCGAATTCACTATGACCGTAGATGCATGCGTCAAGGAATTTAAAGAAGAGAATGTCTCCGAATCCATCCTTGCCCTCTACAACCAAACCGACGGGGCCGGCCGTTCCCGTGAGTTAATAATCGCCCACTCCATCGAACCCAACGATGATGGCAACGCAATCAAATTCGGTTTCCCAAGCGATGCCACCTGGCGGGAAGCCTACTGGGAATGGGGCGGGTCTACCTCTCCACAAGGTGGCGCCAACGTCCAGCCCGGCTTCCTTCGTAAGAAATTCTACTTCGAACGCCCTTGCATCACCGGCCGATGGGACCTTGTCTCCAACGATCCCTACGGCCGCTCCCCCGCAATGGATGCCCTCCCCGATCAGAAACAGGTGCAACTTGAGACTCGCCGCAAAGCACAAGCTATTGACAAAATGGTCAACCCGCCGCTGGTGGCTGATGTCCAACTTAAAAACCAGCCCGCGAATCTTACCCCGGGTGGTATTACGTACGTTCAGGGCTTTGCGTCTGCTGGAAAACCAGGCTTTGCGTCTGTGTATGAAACTAAATTCCCCGTCCAGGAAATTACACAAGATCTTGAAATGGTCAAGGGCCGTATGTCCCAGACCTTCTTCAATGATGTACTCCGAGTGGCATCGCAATATGAAACGCGGTCGAATGTAACCGCAGTTGAATGGGACCTTCGTAAATCCGAAGCCCTTTTCATCCTC